CTGGCGTGCCGATTACTGAGTTGCCAGTGTTTATGCAGGGGTTTTACACTGCGCTGCAAAAAGCAAAATCTCGCAACCCAATTTTTAGCGATAGCGTGCCACCGTCCCTCAACTTGTGGGGAGAAAAACGGACGCAAGGTACAGGCGCTGGCTATGAGATGTGGTCGCCAATCAGGATTACTAACGCAAAATATGCCGGGGTTGATCGGGAAATGATGCGGCTCGGAGATGGCATTACGATGCCAAGCAAAAAAATTGATGGGGTTTTGCTAAACGCGGATCAATACAATTACATGATTGAGGCGATGAACAAAAAGCGGCCCGGCCAGCCCACATTTCTTGAGGCGATGAACACGATGATTTACTCCAGCGACTACAGGTCGTTGCCGCTAGATGATCAAAAGCTGACACAGCTACGCAATGTTGCATCAGCGTACAAGAAAATTGGCACCGATGCGGTGTTGATGGAATATCCCGATTTACGCAAGCGGGTGTTAAATACTGAGTGAATGATGTACAATACGCGCAACGAAATGAGGCACAGATATGGCTGACTATAATATTAACGCGGTGACGCGGCGCAAGGTTTTTACCGGCTCGGCTGGCACCGGGCCATATGCGTTTACATTTGAGATCCTAGACGATGATGATCTGGCGGTTTATTTCAACACAACCAAGCTGACAAAGACCACTGACTACAACGTAACAATCAATGCCAACGGCACCGGCTCTGTGACGCTGGTGGTTAATGTTGGCGGCAATGTGCCGGAGACGCCAGACAGCAACGACACTGTGATTGTAGTTGGCGCAAGAGACATTGAGCGCACCACAGATTTTGTGACTGCTGGCGATCTGTTGGCGTCCAGCTTGAATGAACAGCTAGACAGCCTGACCATCTTTGATCAGCAGCTTGCCGAGGAAGGCGAGCGCACAATGCGTGCGCCTGTATTTGACCCAGCGCTTGTGGCTGATGGCGGCACGCTAGACATGACGTTGCCAGCCAAGGCAGACCGCGCTGGGAAGTATCTTGCATTTAACAGCAGCACCGGCAACCCAGAGGTCGGGCCAACCGTGTCTGACGTTACAACAGTATCTGCGGCGGCGGCTGACATTGCGCTTTTGGCTGACATCCAAGACGGTACAACGGCTACCAACGCAATCACGACCACTGCCGGGATCTCGGCCAACGTCACTACGGTGGCAGGAATTAGCAGCAACGTCACGACTGTCGCTGGCATTTCAAGCAATGTAACCGCTGTGGCTGGCAATGCCTCTAATATCAATGCCGTGGCGGCTGATGCCACGGACATTGGTGCGGTGGCTGGCAAAACTACTGAGATAGGTCGGCTTGGTACGGCTGATGCTGTTGCTGATATGAACACATTAGGGACAGCAGCCATTGTTGCTGATATGGACGCTCTTGCAGACATATCATCTGACATAACTGCTGTTGCTGACATTGCATCAGATGTTTCTGCTGTTGAGGATATTGCGGCTAACGTGACTACTGTGGCTGGGGTTTCGGCAAATGTTACAACCGTTGCTGGTTCAATAGGTAACGTCAACACAGCAGCCGGATCGATAGCAAACATCAATACCACTGCCGGTTCAATAGCCAACGTCAACACTACAGCCGCGAACATAACCGATGTGAACACATTTGCAGTGCGCTATCGGATTGGCTCTAGCGATCCGACATCATCGCTTGATGCAGGGGATCTGTTCTTTAACACGACATCAAATACGCTAAAGGTTTACAACGGTTCGGCTTGGGTGTCGATTGATGCTGACACCGATGTGCTTGTGGCTGTATCGTCAAACGACACCACCGCCGGTTATCTTAATGGCAAGCTGACAGCAGGCACAAACGTCACGCTGACAGAGGGCAGTGATGGCGGCAACGAGACACTTAGCATTGCTGCGGCTACTGAATTGTCTGGCGACACCACACCCCAGCTTGGCGGTGATTTACAAAGCAACGGCAACGATATTCTATTTGCAGATTCAGATAAGTGCATCTTCGGTGCTGGGTCTGACTTGCAGATTTATCACGATGGAAGCCACAGTTACATTAAAGATGATGGTGGAACAGGCAACTTACGAATCTGGGCGTCTAATCTTGAGATGGGCAAAGGCAATGGTGCTGAAAGTTACATTCAAGCGGCATCAAATGGCGCAGTTGATTTGTATTATGATGGCTCAAAGAAACTCGCCACCACCAACACAGGCGTGGATGTCACTGGCACTGTGACGGCTGATGGGGTAACCGTCACAGGAACAAATGCAAATTTAGTTTTAGGAACGTCTGGCAGCAATGTCACCTTCAACAGAAACGGTGACAACTACATTTCTGCCAGTGGCGGTGCCTCTAGTAATATCATCCTCGACCCGCAGAACAGGTTGGCTGTCAACACTGGTGGCTCAGAACGACTCCGCGTCACATCAGGCGGGAATTTAAATGTTGGCAAAACGGCTGACGGTATTGGGACTGCTGGGCTGGCTTTGCGTGGGGATGTTGATATAGCGCAGTTCACCCGCAGCGGCGGTGAGCCGCTGGAACTGAACCGTCTTAGCAACGATGGTGCCTTGATAATTTTTTATCAGGACGGAACACAAGAAGGTAACATCTCTGTATCCGGCTCAACTGTTAGCTACAACGGTGGACACCTTGCGCGTTGGTCACAAGCAACAGACGGCAACCGTATCAACGGCTTAGTCAAAGGCACCGTGATGACCAACCTCGACCAAATGGCGGTCTGGCATCACGAGGCACAAGCTGCCACCTATTATGAGGAAGGTGATGAATTGCCAGAAGGCGTGTCGGTTGGTGATGAAAAGACACCGGCTGTTGATGCCTACGATGAAGACAACGAACAGCTTAACTGTATGGCTGTATCATCAGTTGAGGGTGACGCAAACGTAGCTGGCGTGTTTGTGAACTACGATGATGACGATACTGACCACACTGCTGATATGAATATTGCAATGACTGGCGATATGGTCATCCGCATTGCACAAGGCACAACAGTGGCGCGAGGAGACTTGTTAATGTCTGCTGGTGACGGTACAGCCAAGCCACAAGGCGATGACATCGTGCGGTCAAAAACAATTGCGAAAGTCACTAGCACAACAGTTTCACATACATACGACGACGGTACGTTCCTCGTGCCTTGCGTCTTGATGGCTTGTTAAGAGGCGTAAATGCCAGAAGATCAGAAAATATTTGTTGATGTCGCGGCGGGTACGGGGACTGCCGCTGCTTTTATGGATATGGCACCGAATGCGGTAGCTATCATCACTGGTATTTGGGTGCTGATCCGAATATGGGAAACCGAGACTGTCAAGCGGATCACGGGGCGCGACTGATGTGGATATTTTTCACGCTTTCCTGTTGACCGTTTGGCTTGGTGTTGGTGAGGACAAGCGCAAAGTCTCAAGCGATATGTATTTCAGATCAGTGGACCGCTGCGTTTATTTTGCCCAGCGGCTGCACAAGCAGGGCGGCGATGTAACTTCCGTCTGCATCCCCGTCATCGTTGGACCAGACCAAAAGGTGTATGACTGATGTTAGCTGAACTCGCCGCAGCAAACGCCGCTTTTGCGGTTATCAAACAGGTCGTGAATAACGGCCACGATATTGCGAAGGCTGGCAAGGCCATCAATAAGTTCTTGTCTTGCAAGGAAGAGTTGCAGCGCGAAGGCAACAAAAAACGTGCGCGTGGCGTTGGCGGCTCTGACCTTGAAGAGTTTATGGCTCTTGAGCAAATCAGGGAAAAAGAAAAGCAACTCAAGGAACTGATGATATATGCTGGTCGTGCCGGAATGTGGCGAGATTATGAGCGTTTCTGCAAAGAAGCAAAAACAGGCCGGGCAGACGCAGCAAAACGTGCCGCAAAGCGCAGGGCAAAACTACAGGAAAAAATAGGTGTCGGCATTGTCGTCGCCTTGCTTGTCAGTGTTGTCGCAGCCCTGATTGCTTGGGGTTTGTGGATGAGGGGCCAAATATAAACATCACTGCCACCACAACCGGGTTGACCGGAGAATACATTACAGCAGCCGCGTTGCTTGGCCTCGGCTGGCGTGTCTCTATGTCTCAGCAGGATTCGGTTGATCTGGTGGCTTGGAGTGGTCAAGACTTCATGCGTGTCCAAGTGAAATCGGCGCAAATTCACAAACAAAGAGATCGTGCGATTGGATACCAGTTTCAGAACGCATCTGGCCGGAACAAAAAAACCTTACCAACGCTTGAGCAGTTTGATGTTTTGGCGCATTGCGCCATCAATGACCGCAAGGTACATTTTACAGCGGCTTGTTCGGTGAACCAGTACACTCAACGAAGACCACCAAGTTGGTTTCAGCAGGACGACCTAGAGCAAAGGTCTTGGGAAAAGGCCGTCCAAATTGTTATGGAGACCCGGAATGAATAAACTAATTGAGATGATTAAGCACCACGAGGGTGTGGTTAAACACGCCTATCAAGACAGCCGTGGATATCTGACGATTGGCGTGGGTCGCTTGATCGACAAGGAACTGGGCGGCGGTCTGTCAGACGATGAGGTTGACTACCTGCTGGATAACGATCTAAAGAGGTGTCAGGCAGAGGCTGAGACGTATGGGTGGTTTGCTGGGCTTAACGAGCCGCGTCAGGCCGTTGTAATCTCACTCCTGTTCAATCTAGGCAAGCCGCGCTGGGACAAGTTCAAGAAGGCTCAAGCGGCGATTGAGGCTGGAGACTACGGCGAAGCTGCGGCGCAGATGCTTGACAGCCGCTGGGCTGATCAGGTCGGCAAACGTGCCGATGATATGGCTGGGATGATGATCAGTGGAGAGTGGGCGTGATTATGTGGGATATGCACAACCGCACCACCGAGGAGCAGGCGAGGAGGAACAGAGATGCAGTGGTTACTACTGATGATTATCGTGTCGGCTGATGGCAGTATAACGCCACACATTTTGAGCCAGCATGATACAATGGCTGGGTGCCACGTTGCCGGGACGCGAATAAGCTGGGAAGAGAGAATGCCGGTGAACAAGGAAATGGTTTGCCTAGCAACAGATATAGCAATGAGGACAGAGTAATGCTTGGAGCTTTAGCAAAAATATTAGGATCGGGTGACGTTATCAGTCAGGGCATGAAGCTGATTGATGATATGCACACCAGTGATGAAGAGGCCATCGCAGCCAAGAGCAAGGCCAAGATAGATCTGATGGCAGCATACGCACCATTCAAGATCGCGCAGCGTTACCTCGCGCTGATGTTTGGGGCCACGTTCTTGGGCAGCTATATGCTGGTGCTTGGCATGACGATCACTGGCCGGGGTGACCCGGACGCAGTCACCAAGGTTATGGATCAGTTCACAATAAACTATTCGATGCTGATTATCCTCGGATTTTATTTTGGCGGCGGTGTCGTTGACAGTCTAAAGGCCAAGAAATAAAAAACCCCAGCGCGTTAACGCTGGGGCTGTGGAGGGAGAAAAGATCTTTCAAAGATCACAATAACTCTATGTGACGATCATTGATGCGTCTAGCCCTTTCCTTATCAATTATCGCACAAATGTGGATCTGGACGGTTTTCTGGCCCCTGCCCATAAATCGCCCTAGCTCGCGTGTGGACGGCGTGTAGTTATATTCCCGCTGGAACACAGAGATGGCATCGTAGACAGCCTCCTGCGCTGGCGTGAGCGCCGCTGATGCGTGTTCCTTATCCATCCTCGTACCCACTTGTCGCAGTTACAACGTGCGTTGGCTTTGTCTTAAACGTGCCGACAGGATCTGGCAGCTTAACATCATCG